GGTGTGTTACACAGGCACAGGCGCTAACCGCACAATAAACCATAACTTGGGTGTGGTGCCCCAGTTAATGATTGTGAAAAGTAGAAATGAGCCATATGAATGGGCAGTTTATTCAAGTTCTCTCGCCAACACGCAGTATATGGTTCTGAACAGCACGGCTGCGGCGGCAACTGGCGCAACACGCTGGAACAGCACGACGCCCACCAGCACTGTGTTCAGCGTTGGAACTGACAACTCAGTGAATGCCAACGGCACGACATACGTTGCTTACCTCTTCGCCACCGTTGCAGGCGTCAGCAAGGTTGGCTCCTACACCGGCACAGGCGCAACCTTGACCGTTAACTGCGGCTTCACATCAGGCACGAGGTTTGTCCTCATCAAGCGCACTGATTTAGTTGGCGACTGGTATGTGTGGGATAGCGCGCGCGGGATTGTTGCTGGCAATGATCCATACCTACTCCTGAACAGCGGTAACGCAGAGGTGACGACAACCGACTGGGTGGACACAGCCTCATCAGGATTTGAATTGAGCAATTCTGTCGGCAATTTGGTAAACGTCGTTGGCGGCAGTTACATCTTCCTGTCAGTGGCCTAGGGAGGGCACAAAATGGCTGAATATCGTATCCGCGACACGGGCCAAACCATGCTGGAGGGTGAGCTTCGCCAATGGGCTCGCTCCACCACCGGGGCCTCCTGGGACCAGACGACCGAGGAAGTCCTTGAGACTATCGGCGCTGATCTGGTGTTTGAGGGGCCACAAGCGGTCACGACGCCGCCCTATGAATACTCCATGCGGCAAGGCGTCGAGCAGGTCGAAGGCAAGTGGTACACGAAATACGTCGCAGGCCCGATCTTCACCGACACGCTGGAAGCAACCGCTGCCGAGCAGGAAGCGGCTTACAAAGCTCGGTTGGATGACCAGCAGGCCGCTTCAGTGCGCGCGGATCGCAATGCCCGGCTCGCCGCCACCGACTGGCGCGTGATCAAGGCGCTGGAGGAAGGCAACGGCCTTAATCCTGAGCTTTTTGTATATCGCCAATCTCTGCGCGATGTCCCTTCTCAACCCGGCTTCCCGTGGAATGTCGTCTGGCCGGTGCTGGCCTGATGTTTCGCCGTGTCAGCGCAGAAGGCATTGCCTTCATCAAGCAGTGGGAGGGCCTCCGCTTGGAGGCGTACCGGTGCAGTGCGGATGTTTGGACCATCGGATACGGTCACACGGCAGATGTCAGCGAAGGATTGCTGATCACGGAATCGGAAGCCGAAAAGCTTCTGATGCGCGACCTTTCAGTTTCGGAAGCTGGAATTTGCCGTGAGGTCCGGGTTGAACTTTCTGACAACCAATTTGCGGCGTTAGTCAGTTGGACCTTCAACGTCGGCATCAATGCCATGCGCAAGAGCACCTTGGTTCGGAAACTCAACGCGGGCGATTACGGCGCAGTGCCCGGCGAGTTGGCTCGTTGGAACAAGGCAAAAGGCGTGGTGAATGCCGGTCTGAGCAACAGGCGGGCCGCTGAAGCCGGTCTGTGGGCCAAGGGGGCCTTCGTATCCTCTCGCAACGTCGAGCCCGCCACACCGGCCCAGGGATCAATGGCGATGGATGCCAGCAAGCTCGGCGGTGTTGCTGCGGCGGCTGCTACTGCGGCCCCGGCTCTGACGGGTCTCAGCGGCTTGCATTGGGCCGTGGGTGTTGCCTTGGTTGCGGGCGCGGTGGTGCTTGCAGCGATATACCTGCTGAAGAAGAGGGACGCATGATCGCTCTTTGGGGTAAGCTGCAAAGCACGCTGGCCGCAATCCTCGTCGTTATCGGTGCTATTGCTTCGGCTTGGGTAATCGGACGTAAGAGTGGCGGCGAGCATGCTCGCGCCAATGCGGCTGAACTGGAACAGGAAATAAGGAAATCCGCCGATGAGGCTGCTCGTACTGCTCAGCAGTCTACTGCTGCTGACCGCCTGCGAACAGGCAATTTCTAATCGACCTTGCCCGAAGGTCACCGAGTTTCCGGCAGAACTGCAACGTCGGGCGGTTATGGAATTGGCTACAGCACCGGCACTGACCCGCATGTTCGATGCCATGTCTGTTGACCGAGCATTCAACCGGGCCGTCTGTTTGTGAAACATCTTGCCCGCTCAGATGTTTGACGCCTATAAACCTTTTGCGGGCACGGGCTGCATCAGCCTCTGACATAGCTCTGGAGCGCGCATGTATGTAATGTCGTATGATAGCCTGTTGGTGGACGTTCGTCGCTATCTCGAGCGCGGTTTTACCGCCGAGAGCGACCAGATCGTCTATGAGCAGCTACCGCGTTTGATCACGCTGGCACAGCGTCGGATCGCGCGCGAACTCAAAATCCAGGGCTTCATCCGCCCAGTTCAAACCACATTGCAAGTCGGCGTGGCGGTCTATGCCAAGCCGGATCGCTGGCGCGACACGATCAGCATGACCGTCAACGGCACGCCAATCTTCGCCCGATCCTACGAATATCTGCGTAGCTATTGGCCCAACGAGGCTTCGACCGGCACGCCGCAGTTCTACGCCGACTACGACTTCCAGCATTGGCTGATCGCTCCCACGCCAAGCACGGCGGGGGTTATTGAAATCATGTACTACGAGCAACCCGCCCTGCTCGGTGATGACCTGCAAACCAACTGGCTGACGGAGTATGCACCTGACATCCTTCTCTATGCCACGCTGTTGGAAGCTACTCCATTCCTCAAGAGCGATGAGAGGATTCAGGTTTGGCAAGCGATGTACGACAGGACCGCGCAGGCGCTCACGGGCGAGGATATGAAACGCATCATGGACCGTAGCGCGGCGAGGACCGAGGCATGACCATTTATCAAGACGTCTTCGGCGGCGCGAATATCTATCCGAGCGAGATCAGCTACAGCGCGATTGCGCTGACCGTTGATGTGGTTCTTAGCTGGCCGGAAGAGACTTCCGCCAGCGAGAACCTCGCCACAAAAATCATCGACGTCACGCCGTCTGCTGCTGGGTTCAGCATCTTCCTGCCGCCTGCCAACAAGACGGGCGTCGGCAACACGATCTTGTTCAACAACCGTGGTTCCGACACCTTCACGGTTAAAAACTCCGTTGGGACGCAAGTTGTCACCGTGGCGGCAGGTACGCTGTGGCAGGTCTATCTCTCCGATAATACGACCGCTGCGGGCGTTTGGCGCTCGTTGCAGTATGGTGCCACCACGTCTATCGCCAATGCCAGTGCCCTGGCCGGGACCGGTATTGTGGCTGTCGGCACCCTGCTCAGCCAATCGGTGCCCATCACCACCTTCAACACCAATTACACGGCGGGCGTTACCGACCGCGCCAAGATGTTCAACTGGACATCTGCGGGTGGCACTTTCACGCTGCCCGACCCCACCGTGGTCGGCAATAACTGGTTCGTGTATCTGCGGAACAGCGGCACGGGTGCGATTGTCGCAGACCCGCCCGGCATCATCACCATCAACGGTGCCCTGTTTCTGTCGTTCCAACCCGGCGAATCCGCGATCATCGCCTCTGACGGTGCAAATTTCTTCACCATTGGCTTTGGCCAATCGGCCACATTCGCGTTCGATTACACGGTGATCAACATCCCGGGCACGGGCACCTACACCCTCACGGGTTCGGAACTGAACCGGGTGGCGTATCGTTTTACCGGAACTCTTACCGGAAATCGCACGGTCGTGGTGCCCGCCACCGTGCAGCAGTATTGGGTCGATAACCAAACCACCGGGGCGTACACGCTTACCATCTCGCCTTCAGGGGGCGGTGCCGGGTTTGTTATCTCTCAGGGTTCTCGCGCCATTCTGTACTGCGACGGGACCGACGTTCTCAGCGCATCGACGCAGGGTATCTCTGTTCCTCTGACCATTGCGGAAGGTGGTACGGCGGCAACAACTGCCAGCGGTGCCCGGATCAACCTGGGCGGTACGGCCACCGGCATCGCGCTTTTCACTGCCGCAAACCAAGCGGCGGCGTGGTCCGCACTTGGCGTGGCGCAGGCCGGTAACATCGACGGCGGTGCCTTCTGATGCCAGTGACCACGGTCGTTCTAAAATCCAACGCAGGCATCAAGCGGGACGGGACGAAATTCGAGGGCGACTTCTACGTTGACGGTCAGTGGGTGCGCTGGCAGCGCGCATTGCCTCGCAAGATGGGCGGGTATCGCTCAACGCAGAAATACCTCCAAGAAATCAGCCGGGGCTTCTCGACCTTCACGCAGCAGAATTTTGTCTATTGCCACTCGGGCGGCGCGACCACGCTGGACCGGTTTACGATTGATGCGACCGGCAATAGCTCGATTGTGACCGACCGGACACCTATCGCCGTAGCAGCTACAGGCACGGTGACGCTGACCGGCGGCGCGGCTGGGTCGGTTAACATGATCACGGTTGACGGCGTGAATATCATGTCCGGGGCGGTGGCTTTCACCACTAATCTGGCGACCACGGCGACAGCGGTAGCCGCCAACATCAACGCTTACAGTTCCTCACCGGAATACACCGCTGCCGCTGTTGGGCCGGTCATTACGATCAGCGCGGCAATCGGTGCGGGTTCCGACCCAAACAGGTTTGCGGTGGCGGTCACGGCAACCACGATCACATTCACAAAAACCGATATGTCTGGCGGTTCGTTTGCGCTGACCAATTCAACACGCAATCTGTGGATGTTCGACTATCAGTATGATTCGTCCAGCAACGAAAACTATCTGATTTCGCACGTCGCCCCCAACGAGCGTTGCATCTGCAATGACGAGGGCGGTCAAATCTTCTTTGGTGAGGTGCTCGGAACCGGTGATCTGAAGTCGATCAGCTTGCCGCCGGATGCCAACGCCACGGGCGGCATCGTCTCTTTGCACCCTTACCTTTTCTATTACGGCACGGACGGCATCATCGGCTGGTCGAAGCCCGGTGAGCCTACCAACCTGACAGGCACCGGATCAGGTTTGGCGCGCGTTTGGGGCCAGAAGATCATCAAAGGCTTCCCGTTGCGTGCCGGTTCTGGCACCGCCCCGGCGGGCATCTTCTGGGCGTTTGACGCGGTGTTGCGAGCCACGTTCACCGGGGGCGCGACGGTCTTCCAGTTCGACGTCATCGCCACCGACACCTCAATCATGTCGCCGCAGTGCGTCGTGGATTATGACGGCGTGTTTTTCTGGTGCGGCGTTGACCGGTTCATGATGTTCAACGGTGTGGTGCGCGAAGTGCCCAACTCGATGAACCTGAACTGGTTCTTCGATGGCCTGAACCAGAACCAGCGCAGCCGGGTCTTCGCCTTCAAGGTTCCGCGCTTTGGTGAGGTTTGGTGGTGCTATCCTCGCGGAGACGCGACCGAATGTACCCACGCCGTGATCTACAATGTGCGCGAGAATAGCTGGTACGACACGGAATTGCCCAACCAGGGCCGTTCTGCCGGGCAGTTCAACAATTCGTTTGCGGCCCCGATCCTGACCGGCGTTGAGAACACGGGCGCGGGTTACCGGGTTTGGGTGCATGAGCAACTGACCGACGAATATGATGGGCCAAATATCCGCCCCATCCTTTCGTATTTTGAGACGTCGGACATCTCGCAACTGGTGCAAGGCAAAAACGAATATCTCCGCATCACCACGATTGAGCCAGATTTCGTACAAAGCGGCCCGATGACGGTGCAGGTGACCGGTCGCGCAAATGCTCGAGCACCGGAAGTCTACAGCACGCAGTTTGAGTTTCCTGAAACTGCCGGGATGCCGTTTGAGCAGATCGTCATGCTCAAAGAGCAGCGTCGTGAACTGCGCGTGCGGTTTGAGAGCAACGCGGTCTATGGTGATTACCAGATGGGCCAGATCATCGGCCACATGAGCAGCGGCGATAAGACGGTGCTCGGATGATACCCAGGGTCACGCTGCCAACGGGCATGGGGCTTAGGGATTGGGCAGATCAAATTGCGCTTGATCTGGATTCGTTCGGGGCGTTCGGTCGGCTGGACATTGAAGATCAGTGGCAAAACTGGGCCATGCAGTTTATAAATAACATGACGCTTAAAGAAAATATGCCTATACCGTATGCTTTTGACAATTGGCGCGAATGGGCAGAACGGTTCTGCCAAACTTTGGAGTGATATAGCATGTCGATGCGCGAAAAAATCATGCAGATCGCTCAAAGCGATCCGAAATTCGCCCAGGCGGTGGACGCCATGGAGCGCGCCGTCGTCAATATGCCGATCATGCCAGACGATCTGGATGAGGGCATTGAAACCCTTGAAAAGATTATTAAAAATCCTAACAAGTACGCAGAGATCAGGTCAAAGGCCATTGCTGATGACATGGTTGATGAAGAGATGCTGCCCGAGCAGTACGACCAAGTTTATATTGTGTCGCTGCTCGTTGCTCTTTACGGCCTACAAGATCGCATTTCCAAAAAGGGTTACGCTCGCGGCGGCTTGACCGTTGCTGCCCGGCAGTTGGCGGCGCAGGGTCGGGGCGGCGATACCGAGTTAGCCCATATCAACCCGCGCGAAGCGGCGATGCTTCGTCGTGCTGGTGGATCGGGAACGATCAACCCAAACACCGGACTTCGTGAATACAAAAGCTGGCTTAAAAAAATAAAGTGGGGCAAGGTTTTGGCGGCGGTTGCTCCCGTTGTTCTTTCTCTTGTTGCCCCTGGTATCGGCACAGCTATCGGTGGATTTTTGAGTGGC